GTAGGCACCTCCCTTTTCTTTACTATATCACATTCGTTCACATTTTGCAACGCTTTTCGTGAAATTATTTACGGAAAATGTTGTTTTTATATTGACATACAACGAATTTCGTTGTATAATATAGACATAGAGAGGAGGTTAGAGGTGCAAGGGAGCAAACGCCGGGAGGTGATGCTCCGTGACAAGCAAGGAATTCGCAAAGCTCACCAGAGCTGAGCAGTTGGCACGGTTTGAGGCATACAAAAAAGCGGCCAGTGCTGGAACACTGAACCGCTAAAGCACAAGTAAGCAATCCGTCAAGAAGCCCCTTGCACCTCCATTTTATTTTTTTAGTAACGATTTGTCAAGCGTAAAATCGCAGGAGGTTCTTAAAAATGAAGTACATCGATATCAACCGCAAGTTCACCGACACCGTCAGCAGCTACCTTGCCAACGGCTACCACTTCAACACCGCCACGATGAACGGCAGCCAAGGCGAAATCAGCGCCGTGGACCTGACCAACGACAGCGAAATCATCCGGGTACTTCTCCGCCGCTTTAACGGAACGACCTCCGCTGCCAACGGTCTCGAGCTGATTGTGGGGCGCGTCGAGGCTAAAATTCAGCCCAATCTTCCTACCACCTTCCAGACGGTATGGAACGACCGACTTGAAGTGCTTTCCACCGAATGTTTCTACGATTTGAGCGGCATCAACGGTTCTTCGTTCTATGGCTGCGAGAATGAATTTATCGCCGCTCAGGAGAAGCGTCACGCTCGTCGTGCTCTGCACCGCATTCATTCCAAAGACATTACCGAAAAGGCTGCACCGCTGGTCAAGGAGTACATCCGTGAGAAGTTCGGTGTCCGTCGGGTCATCATGGGTGACATCAAGGTCACCAAGAACTGTGGCAAGTACACCGTCAAATATCGCCAGCACAGCGCACAGCTGCACTAAGGAGGTCAAAACAATGAAAAAGGTGATCTTTACTTACGATTCCAAGGACATGAAGCACGGTCAGAACGGCGAAATCGGCGAGGCCTGTGCTTCCATTCTGATGGAAGACGATCGAGCAAAAGAAATCCACGCCGCATTCAATGAGGGTCGTGCGAACCATGCCGCCTACTTCATCCGAGAGCGAGCAATCGGTTTCTGCTGGAGCTGCGAACATCTGCGTGGTCGTGGCTACATCGAGGGCAGCCTCAAGGCCGTGGAAGTTAAGGAGGTCTAAGGTATGAAACTCTACAAATACACTAGTACCATTTCCGAGGTTTCCTTCCGCAACAGCACTGCTTGTGACATCAAACTGTACGATATGAATGACCGCGACAAGGCGCCCACCCGGCTGGAGATTGTCGGTGCCCTTGCAAAATACATCTGGGATATCGAGGGCACCGATGCAGAAGAGCGGTACATCCCGAACGATTTCTACTTTGACGACAACCTGTACCTGTGGCGCATTGAGATCCCAGGCGGGTGCGATTGGCCTGCAAAGATTATCACCCAGTCGCCCGACGATATCGACAGGCTGGAGATCTTCGGAGAGCGGGAGTACATCGAAACCAGCAAGCCGAAGTCCATGCCCGGCGAGGAAGTGAACCGCTGGCTGATGTGGGAACGCCAGAACATGAAGTAAGGAGGTTATGACCATGTTCAGTATTACCGATAATGAGAGATTGCGGGATGCGTATGCGCTCTTAATATTCATGCAGGGCGATGTTCCAGCCTCTGCCGAAAAGAGGGCTGCCGTGAAAAACTTGGCTGCAACCATTAAGAGGGAGATTCGGGATTACATCAACCGCCCTGCCCAGGATGTGCGCATTATCAGTGCCGACTATGATGGCCGTCTGGAGCTTGTTCAGCTGCCTGATAAGCTGGACGAGGCGCACGAGATGGACGCTACCAACTGGTTTCTTAACCATCGTTATTTGAATAGTTACAACAGCCCCTATGACTGCACAGGGCAGGAGTTCACGAATTGGTTCTATCTGTTCCGGCGGCGTGGTCACTGGTTTGCATATCACTCGGTTAGCCGAGACGTTTGAGGAGGAAGTACAATGACGAACGTAAAAGCTATTGAGAAGATGCTCTATGACCAGCAGCAGGGCTGGCCGCTGTGCCCTCGCTGCGGCGAGAGGATGCCGGACAAGCTGACCCACGGAGCGCTAAGCCGCCACGCCAAGGGCGTGTACATCTGCGAGGCCTGCGGCACCGATGAAGCCCTCCGGGACTGGGGCGGCAACGTCAAGCCCCTGTCTGACTGGGTGCTGGTTCGCGTATACAATGGAGATCTTCGGAGGTGATTGATATGGAAGAAATGCTCCTCTCACTGAATGGGCCGTGGTCAAATGCAGCCTGCATCGGCTACTGTGCCATGGCAATGCGTAACGCCGGTTTGAGCGAAAAGACGCAGTGCAAAGTCCTTGATGAACTGACACGGTGCTTTGACGATGTGAGCGTTGAAGATGCTGCACAGATGAAGTTCTAAACAAACAAAAAATCCCCCTACACTGGCCCGAAGGTCAATGCAGGGGGATTTTTGCGCGCTACCGAGGCAGCCAAAAGTGTTTCTATCCGCGCCCTCTTTGTGAAGGGCGACCAAGTGCTTTTATTTTACACAGCACTCACGCAGCAGTCAAGACTTTTTGCCCAGTGCTGCGGTCATAACATCAAAAGCGTGTTCAATGACAGTATCCAGCACCTCGTCGGTAATGGCCCAGCGGATAGCCGCCGGGCACTTGGCGCGGAGAGCAGCGAACACCTGTTTCTTCTTTTTGGCTCCCTGGCCGGTGCCCATGATGGATTTCTCGGCCTTGGTGACAAGTTCCAGCGCCAGATCCTTGACGGTAGCCTTGTAGCCCAGCCGGATACCACCGACCGCCAGAGCAATGAAGCCAGCGACCATCAGAACGAGGGCGACCGGCGCGGGAACAAAACTCAGCATAGTTTCCATGATAGTTCTCCTTATGTGTTATCAGCGCCCCGGAGAGAGCCTCTGGGGCATTTTTTATTGTTCGGAATAATGGAATAGGTTAAATGTACTTGTCGGCCCCGGAAAGCGCTTTCCAGCTCGCAGGGCCGCAGATGCCGTCCACGGTCAGCTTGTGCTTTTCCTGCGCTTTCAGCAGTGCCTCTTCCGTGGCGGCTCCAAAAATGCCGTCCGGGGTCAGCCCAAGCAGACGCTGGAGCATCTTCGTCGCCGCTCGGTTTGCATCACCGGTGCAGCCGCGCTTGATGGTCGGCAGAATGAACTTCAGGTAGGTGGTAGATGGATAATGCTTCTTCGCATCACACAGCCACGTCGCCTTAGCATCGCGGGTATCGGTATGTACAATGGCACAGCCATCATACCAGTAGATGCCAACCGCCTTGAAATACTGGGCGGCAATGATGCCCAAGGCCACAGGATTGATGCTACGGTCTTTCAACCGCCAGTCAGCCGCCATGCCGTACCGGTGTTTGCTGCCAGAACTGCCGCCAACCGCCGCATTGCGCGGAATACAGCGGTAGCCGCTGGTGATTTTGATTTCCTTCCCCAGCTTGTCCCGGATAATCTGCAACTTGTCCGCAAGCTCAGGATCCACCATCTGAGTGCCACACCCGCAGGGACAGTCGAATTCAGACCGAACAAAATTTTTGGTCAGCGCGGTTCCGTCGCCGCGCTTGTATGTGATAATGCTCATTGGCACACCTCTTAAATTCCAATCTGGGTAAACACAAAGCCGATAAAGATACCGAGGACCGCTGTCACAACGTAGCCTACAGCTTTGCGCCACATTTCGCCGTCCCGGCTTTCCAGCGTTTCCAAGCGTTTTCCCTGTTTTTCCTGCTCTTTGACCATGCTTTCCATGCTCAAAGCCAGTTTTTCAACTGACGTGGACAACGTCCCCATCTTGCTCACGCTCTCTTCCAACAGAGCAATCCGCCTGTCCTGACGAGAGTTTTCTTCTTTGAGCCTCTGTTTGAACTCTTCATGTTCGGCTCGCGTTATAGGCTGGTCCATTCCAAACCTCCCGTGTA